AATACACCTCTCCAGTCTGTAAAACCGAAGCTGTATCTTTCTCTGCACTTGTATCTTAAATTACCAGTTTCAAAATCGCCTTCAACAGCTTTTTTGATTGGTGATCTAATGAAGTGTTTCATTCCATCTGGACAATCAGTTAGAATAAAATACTGATCAGGGTTAGTAAATCTTTGATTTACTACTACACCTTCAGGTATCATACCCATGTTTCTCATTGCATTGATATCGTTGTCAGCAGTACCAGGTCTTAAATTAGACTTGATAATTCTTTCAGCAACGAACACCAATTGAGGTGGAACTGCAAGTTTTCTTCCTGATAAAGCAACTGGTATACTTCTATCATCTACAGCAGTTGAGATTTGAACTAAAAGTGTCTCTAAAGACGTTTCAGATAAATCCGCAGGTGTGCTTAGGATGTTAGATGCAGTACCACCGCCTCCAAGAGGGTGAGCAGCATCAAGTAAAGCTTGACCGTCTCCTCCTAATGAAGTAGTTGTTGCATTATTAAAGATATTTGCACCTTTTATCTCTTTAGTTTGTTGCATTGATCTTGCTAGTGCTCTTGCGTATTTAGCGCCTAGAGAACCATACAAGCCATCTTCTTCAGCTTCTTCTGTAATCGCAAAAGCTAAAGCGACAGTTTCATGCACGTACCTTGAGACAAAGCCTTCTCTGCCAGAATCATAATTGATCATGGCACCTTCAGCTTTTGTTGGTGCAGCACCGAATCCGATCATTTGTACATCTTCTTCGAATGCTTTCATTGATTGCTCTGTAGAATATAGTGATCTCCATTGTTCTGGATATCTATCATATTCCATACCAAACACGGTGTTTAAACCTAAGTTGAGCTGTTTGGTAAAAAGTGCTCTGTTTAAAGCCATTTTTTAACTCCTATTGTTAAGGTTAAACGCCAGCATTCTGAGTACCATATAGAGCTAAGTTTATTACAACTTCTATATCAGCATCAGCGCCCGCCGCATTATTAGGATAATCAATTAATCTTAGTATTCTCAAAACTTTTGCAGTTGTTGCAAGAGTTGCAATATCTAATTCATCAGTTGAATGTCCGTATGTTGAATTATAAGTTCCAATAGTTACATTTGCAAGTTCGCCAACATTGGCTGCTGCAAAAGTTCCATTACATTGAACCCTATATGTTATATTTGGATCATCGTACACATAAGCTTTAGCATTTGCTGAAGCATTTGTTACTGTACCATTATTCCAAACTTTCTCAAATTTAACAGAACCGTCTGTCGCTATATACTCAACGCCATAAAAAACACCGAGAGCTGTTCCGCCCGCTGTGCCTCTTATTATTGTACCATCGGTATGCAATGTTACAAGATCACCAGATGCAATATTTGCCGCATAGGCACTTGCAATTGGATATTCGTTGGGTCTAATAACGCCGCCTGTTAAATGTCTTAATGGTGTAAAACCATTAGCTGCATTTACGTTTGCCATTTTTAGTTTCCTTTTGTTAGTTTGTTAACTGCCGTCCGAACTAACTCTAGATTTAAAAGACCTTTGGATAGGTTGTCCTGGTGTTTCAGCTCTGTTCATGTCCTGCTCAACTGACTGCATTAAATTGTTAGTCATTTGTGCATAGTAATCATTTCTTTGATTAACCATTTCTTCAGGCATTTCGCAAAGTACCATTCCTTCTATTCCAATATGCCCAGTGAATTTGCCATGTTCTATCGTTGGAAAATGTTGACCATCTTTGACTGTTTTAATGTCTCGAGGCTGCCAACCTTCTCTCAACCGTTTAGCTACATTCGTAGGCGTTTCCTGTCCTAACACCATAGTTGCTACCCATCTCTGAGCATAACCAGGTCTTGGTTCAGGCGCTTCTAATAAGTTACTCGGTCGCCATTTTGAAACCATTGTAGATTTTTCTACTCTAGTTTCATTGTTTATTTTATTATCTTTATTCATAATGTCAGGCTCCTTTCTATTGTCCTGTGTCGCTAAAGCTTTTTACTTCTTTAGCAAATCGTTTTAGTGCCACTTCGTCATTGATATCTATACCAAAAGTTTTAGCTGTTGATAAGTCATCAGAGGTTAGTTTAACTCTATTACTAGATATTCCTTTTTTACGAGAAACTCCAGCAACTGGAGATTGCACTCTATTGTTTTTTTGTACTACATTTTCATCAGTTTTGGAAGTGTTTTCTTCTGATTTACTAAAATAATTTAGACCACTTATTTTTAGTCTTTTACTCATTTCATCATAGTATCCAGGATCGTGCACATCCCAACCTTCTTCTGTTAATTCAGCATCAATTCCATAAGCCATAGCTGTTTCTTTTCTATAACCAGGTTTATTAAACCATGTTGAATTTTCTTTTACCCACTCGGTTGCCAAAGGCGGAGCTTTTTTTTCAGTTTTTTCTTTTTGAGGAATTCTTGCAGCATAATCTTCTGTTTTAGTGATTTGACTACGAATTTCTGCCATACTTTCGTACAATTTTACTTGTTCGTCAGTATTACCTTCTTCAATTGCTGATTTAAGTCGAGAAGAAACACTAGAAAGTTGATTACTAAGTGACTTATTAGCTATATCATAAGTTCTCTTTTCCATCATTGCTAATTTTTCTTCTAAATCAACACTTCTTTGTTCAGCTTCTGCTCTTTTGGCTACTTCTTTCTGTATTCTTTTACGAACTTTAACAGAGTAAGGCATATCATCTGAATAAGCTGGAGCTTTATCAAGTCTAATTTGTCTTTCATTTTCGTAAGACTTATCTTCATCTTTAGAAGGTTCTTCTTGCATTTGTTGAAGTTTTTCTAACGGATTTAAAGGTACCTCTACCTCTTTCTCTGTTTCAAGTTCATCAAGATTAACTTCTAATTCTTCATTCTTCTTTTCATCATCGTCTATCATAGTTTCTCCTATGTTGGCATTAACTTTTTAGTTAATGTATGTTACAGTTGTTGAGTTATTACTTCTGGATTTTCCATAGTTGCAATAATCTCATCATCATTTAATAGCACCATTTTTACGTTTTGTACAGAAACTCTTGCTCCTGCATATCTACCAAAAATAACCCAATCTCCTACTTTACACCAAGGACTTTTTCTATCACTATAACATTCTGTTCCCATAGCTATTATTTGTCCTACACTATTTAAATAAGATTGACTATCTTTGTTAGTTTCTGTTAAAATTATTCCACCTTTAGTTTTTTCTACTACTCCTCTAGGTCTAAGTAATATTCTATAACCTACAGGTTGAGGTACTTTTTCAGGTGTTGGGATTTCATTATCTGTTGCCCATGTTTCATTACTATTCATCTTCTATATCTCCTTTTTTATATTTTTCGATTGTTTCATTTATTATTTCAAATGCTTTATCTAAGCCTTGTCCATATCCATAGATACGTTTGAATTCAGATAAATTTTCTACACCTTTACTTAATAAATTTTGTGATAATTCTTGTTTGTGATCTTTAATCTTTTTTTTGATCGCTTGAAGCAGCCGTTCCATTTAATACTTTCGTTATTGTATCTGTTAATTGAGAAAAACTTACTTCTAAATCTTTAGAAACAGAAGCAAGTAAAATAGGTTTAACTTTTTTTATAGAAATTTTTTTATTTTCTAAAAACTTTTTAGCTTGTCTTATTTCTTCAGGTTTAATTGCCATTTATATTTTTTGTAGCTATCTTATCTTTGTTAATACCTTTTTTTATTACATAAGATTGAGTTCCATTAGCACCTGTTTCAACTTCTTTTTTTAAGTTTCTAAACAAATTCATTTCTTTTATCTTTCTATAATGTTTTTTTAAAAAGGTTTCAATATCTTTGGTATCTCTCATTAATCTCTCTTTTTATCTTCCCTTGCAACTTTACTTGCAATCTCTACTACCTTAGCTTTTGTCTCTGTATCTTTTCTAGCATTTTGTTTTTCACTTTCTTTAACACCTTGCATAAATCTAGCTTTTCTTATTTGTAGTTCTTCACCTTTTAATTGAAGTTGAGCTTGATCTTTAGCAGCTTCTCTTGATTCTTTTTGTTGTTCTTCAGAAGGTGGCATAGATCCCATTAATTGTTGAGCAGCCTGTGCTGCAGCTGCTGCTATTCTATTTTCTTCTTCTATACTTATCTCTTTAGATGGTTCATCATTTAGTTCTCTATTAAAATCTCCAGAAGAAATAGGATTACCTTCAGGAACAGAAGCTTGCATTTGTTGCTGATATAAATAAGCCATGTGTTGACCCATGTGTGCTAACATTTGTGGATATAATCTTTCTTTAGCTTCAGGATTTCCACCAAATCTAGGATCATTCATAAATTGAGAATGAACTTGCATATGAGCTTGATGATCTTGATTTTCAAATACTTGAATTGGTTTAGTATTAAGTACAGCCATATTTTCTGATACTGGATCACGTCTAGGTGTATCTTCATCTTCTATCATCAAATCCATATAGTCAGGTATATTAAGAGCTTGTAAAAATCTTCTTGTTGCTTCTTTAACATTTATAATATCAGGTGAAGCTTGAGCTAGTTGTAAACCTGTTTGAGCTAAAGCTATTCTTTGAGCTTGAGAAAAAATATTAGGATCAGATACCGGAACTACACTAATAGATGCAGTAAAATCTTTTCTTCTAATCTTTTTATTTTCTCCAATTACTTCGAAAGAATATTCGTCATCTAAATATTCTCCATTTAATTCATAAATTAATTTAAATTCTCTACCTTGAGCTTGATGTATTCTTTTATGAATAGCAGAATATACTTTAGATCCTTGTTCTATTAAAGCAATAGTTGTTCCAACTGGACCTGATCCAGCTGAATCACCAATCATTGCATCTGCAATAGAAGCAAAACGTCTCCCTGACTCAGTTAATACTCCAAGTAATTGAAGTAATGTCGGTGAAGGTTCCTTAAAAGGAAGAGGGATAAAACTTTTTCTAAGATCATCACCATATGCTTCAACTTCAACCCACTGACCAGGAGAGACAGTAATATCTCCACCTTCTATTCTTGCTCCTTTGGCTCTAAAGCCTCCATTGAGGTTAGCAAAGGCAGCAGAATCAAGTAGTGCTCTTAGAGCACCGGTACTTGCGTGTTGTAGTCCTCCGATCATTTGAATAAGACCAAAGCCATAAAAGCCTAAGCCAGGAAGATATTTATAATGTATAAAATAAGTTCTTTTTCTTTTTAATGAATCATCTTCTTTCCAATTTCTTCTAATAGATAAAACTTTTTGTGAATCTAAATCTATTGTAACAATATATGGTAAAGCTACTTCGTTCTTATCTTCACCTATGTCTAAATTAGTATGAACTTCTAATACAGTATGTATTTTATCAGCCATACTTGGAGACATTCCTTCTAATCTTTGTAAAGTTTGTTCAACCATATCTCCATCATTAGCACCTGGAGTTGACTGTGCTTTATTTAAAGGAATATCTTTATAAACACCTGATACTTGATATTTTCTAATATCATTTCTAGTTAGTTTCATTACTTGAGTATATCTTTCTGAAGTTTCTAAATCTGAATTTTCCATAGAAATTACAAATTCTTCTGCTGGTACAAATTTAGAACAAATTCTATCTAAAGTATTATCAAAATAAACTTTTTTAAAAGCACTTCCTGCAAGAGCTAAATAAAATAACATTTGATCTAGTTCATTAAAGTAATCAGGTATTTCTTGTGTAAGTTGAAAGTTCATAAAGTCTTGAACTCTTTGAGACTGTTCTAATTTTTTATCTGTAATTTTTCCAATGATTTGTGTTTTAACAGGACCTCCTGGAGGAAAAACTTCTGCAATAGCTCTAGCTTGAAACTGTGTTGCTGCTTCTGCAAGTAAAGGGTGGTGAACACCTGAAGCTCCCGGAAAAGGATCTTGTCTATCTTCGACAACTACACCTAACATTTTTAAACCTTTTGAATATTGATCTTCCCAATTTTTTCTAGAGCTTTTATCATCTTCATAAGCTCTTACTAAATCTTTACCAATTAAAGCAATTTCTTTATCTTCTAGTTCTTCTGCTAAATTAGAATAATGATTACTTTCAAAAACTTCTTCATCTTTTTCAGTTTCATCTTGATCTATATCAACATTAACTTTTTCACCATTATCATTAGTGAATTGTAATTTTTTTTTATCTAGTTCAACTTCCATTATTATTTTTTCTTTTTAGGAAAACCTTTCTTCATATTAGAGTAAGCTTTAGTAGTAATTGTTGACTTAGATTTTGGTCTAGAAATTCCTTTTTTCTTACGTGCGTTTATGTTAGCCCAAAGTCCAGGTTTTTTATTTTTATTTGGAGTAGTCATTTGTTTACTAAAGCTTTCCCTATTTAACATTTACTTTTTAAAACCTTAAGTACTTTTTCTTTTTATAGTTTTAGTTACTTTTTTTTTATCAATCATAGACATTTTTTTAGAGGGTTCTTTTCCACTTTTCATATCCATTGACTTATTTTTTTTCATAGTTTTTAACATATCATAATACCTCCTGGTTCATACCATACTTTCCTAATAGTAGATATAAAACAAAAATATTGATTTTGAAAGTCTTTTATTTGGCTAATCTATCCATATGATGATAGATCCTACCAATAACTTTATCTAAATCCATCAATTCTTGTTGGAGCATCATTACTATTACTTGAATCTCTACTAAAGTTATAACTACCCAAGTTGCTAATCCCATCATAGTGGTACTTAATAATCCTATTAATATTGTATTAGTTTTTCTATTCATTTAAATAGTATCTATCTCTTTACATACAAATTTAGTTGCTACTTTGTTTTTATTAACAAATTCTTCTTCTTGTAAAAGCATTATTTCTTTAGATATTTCTAATGCTGCAAGTGTACATTCTTTCCATGAATTATATTCATGTTTTATCTCTTGTGGAGGTAGGCATTGATTATCTATAAAAGAACATAAAAATATTACTAATATAAATTTCATTGTGCGGGTCCACCTAATAAAGCTAAGGCCACCATCAACACAATTAATATAGCTGTAAATCTGTAATCCATCCTAAAAACCTCTTTAACATTTTTTTAAGAGAAACAGTATATAACAAAAATTAAGTTTATTTAAGTTTTTTTTCTTCTATTTCATAAAAGAAATTATCAGTATCTTCTGTTTTCCAAGCTCCTATATCTTCTACATTCCATTCATTTGTTTGTACTTTCCAATCTGGAATATTATCTTTTACAGTAAATGAAGGTAAATCCCATATACATCTATTATTAGGTTGTGCTGCATAGTTGCCATCATCTAAAGCAATAATATGTGCGCACTTATGTTCATGTGGAATTTCAGAGTGATCAGTATCTAATATGTTACTTTCAGGGTGAGCCCAATCAATAGTAAATAAATATTTTCCATGATGCCACTTTTTATCTTTACCAATATACTTTCCTGAAGCTGCATTTAAAATAGACCAGCTAGTAACAGTAGGATAATAACTAAAAGAATTCCAAAGCTCAAGTTCATCAAGTCGTCTGATTGGTACTTCTTCTGCTTTAAAGCCGCGTTGAATAAATGCACTAATAGGCAAGCGATAAAATATTGCACCGTTCTCCATAAGAGCATGCCATAGTATTGCACGCCCACCCAGGCTGGATATACCAAAGATAATACAGTCTTCAACTTCGCCGTGATGTTTTTTACAGTCATATAAATATTCCCTTTTTATTTGTGCATATGTTGCTGGTATGTTTGCATTAAGATATGACAATTAACACTTCCATCTTCTTCTAGCTTGTCTTATTCTAGAGTTAGGATCATTTCTTGTTTCAGCAGAACTTTTTTTTAGTTGACCTGATGATCTTGCACAATAACTTTTTCTACGTTTAGCTGCTTTACTTCCAGGCTTTACTTTACCAGTAACTGCTGTAGATAATTTAGAACCTGGGTTAGCTCGTCTATAAGCAGCAACACCTTTCTGTGTCATGCCTGCTCCTGATTTAGTTGATCTAAAGTTTCCAGATTTTACTGAAGTCTTTATAGCTCTTTCTTTTCTAGCCATTAGAAACTACCCATTGCATCTGAACCACCGGGTCCCATTGATCCTGGAGAAGCTCCACCACGTCCCGCTGATCCTGTTCCACTATTACCACTATTATCATATCTATCACTATGAATATTAAATCCAGGATCACCTGCTGTAGGAATACCATAAGTTGCCATGTCAATTGTATTATTACTACCTTGAGTATCTTGATTAGTTATATTTGTAATTCTTTCATTTTCTTTTTTCTGTTTAGCATTAAGAGCACCACCAGCCATAAATGGAATTGCAAAAGGAACTAATGCTCCTAAAGCACCATAAGCTCCTACACCTTGAACAACACTTCCAGCTCTTAAAGTATTTGAAACACCTTTAGGTATTCCCAAATTATCTTGTATATAATTATCATAAGTATTTATATTATCTTTCATCATAGTTCCAAAATCTTGTACTTTATTTCCTACTTTATCAAAGTCCCATTGAAAATTAGATTTAACATCTTTAGAATAATCTTTTGTTATATTATTATTACCTTGATTAGGTATAGAACACATACCATTAACAGACATTCTTCCATCAGCACATACGTATTCTTGCATACTATTTACCTCCGCCTTTATATCTGCTTTGTTTTTGTTGTCTTTTTTCAGATTTGTTTTTAGATTTCTTATGAACGCCTGGTCTTTTTTTAGGATTATCTCTTTTAGTATAAAAGCCGAAGTTTTGCTTGGCCATTAATTTAACCTTGTTTAGGTTTTAATTCAATAACCTTAGCTGGTTTTTGTTTACCATCTAATAATTCTTTAGTAGTAGGAAAATTTTTATCTCCAGCTTTATTACCGATTTGTCTAATTACATTTAAATTTTTTTTATTAGGACTTGGTATATCAGCATCAGCTACAATAGTGTTACCTTCATCATCAAAAGATTTCTCTACTTTAGTATCTTCGTAATCATCATCTTTATTTCTTCTTGACATATTTTTTAACCTTTGTTTTCTTTTTAATTTTTTTAGGAGCTGCTGCTCTAGAGTTCTGTAATCTTCCTAGTCCGCCGCCTGCTCCTCCTGTTAGTTTCATTTAAGCTTTTAATTTTTTAATTGTTGCTTGATTGTCTTTAGCATAAGAATTAGTACCAGCTTCTTTAGATGGTTTAGGCTTAGGCTTTACTTTATCAATAACAGGAGATTGTAAATAAGCTGAATCATCTTTATTAGAGGGTTTAAATATTTCTTTAATTTTTTTTATAACTATATCTTTATGTTTTAAAGGACCTGATTCTATACCCATAATTAACCTCTTTTAATTTTAGAAATAAAAGCTTTGTTATCTGCATTAAAATCAGAGTTGCCTTTTACTTTGTCTTGAATAGTTTTAGCAGCAGATGGATCTTGTTTTGGTGGATGTGCTTCAGGTCCGAAACCAGCGGCAGCTCCACTTGAATTATACTGAACAGGTGTTCTAGTAGTCATTTTTGTTTTAGTCATTAATATATACTCCCAGTTATATTTAGTTTTCCAATAAAATTTTCCATTTCATTTTCTTTTCTTGTTTGTTGTAATACTACTTCATCGTCAGAATTCTGCATAGCTTTTTTAATCATTGCTGCAGGCTCGATAGCTCCAGGATTTTTTTCATAAAATCTTGCATTAGATTTTTTAACATCTTCTACCGAATAGTTTTTAGTATTATGATTACTAATACTCTGTCTTGTAAATGGGTTACTCATTTTTTAAATCCTCCGTTGTGCTTAATTTTTTATTTAATATACTCTGAAAACATGACTGTGTAAAGGTAGGAAGTAACATTTCGCTAATAGGCGATTTATTATGGCTACAAGACCACGAAATACAAGGAACTCCTTTAGCATCCCAGGCTATTAGAGCATATCCTTTTAGATCCATTTTTTCTATAATCTGGAGACATGCATCATTTAGACCTAAAACAACTTCATCATCTTGTCTTTGTTCTACTTCTAAAGTAGTAGGTGGCTTATCTTTAAAAGGTCTATACCTATTAAGAGTAATAATGTTTGTCTTTTTTATTATATTTTTTTTGTTCATAATCTTCATCGTCAGGATCATCAGGGTGTGTTACTAAAAAGCCATCACGAATACGCATCAAAGCTTGAACACAGGTATCGTGTATGTCATCATGCTTTCCATAAGGGAAAGATCCCGATTCATCTAATACACTTTTAGTCCAATCCTCGTCCATTGTAAAGACTAACCCACCTTCGAACATGGGAGCTATCGAGTGAGTTCTCGAAACTTTATCTCTATCTGGATTAAAGGTAACTACAGGAACTCCTGATCTTCTCATATCTTGTATAAGAGATTGACCAGAGGCACGTTGTTCTATAAGGACTTGATCGGGTTTCCATTCTTCGTAGCTTTCTTGTGCTCTCTTTCTTAAATCAGGATATTCTAATCTTTCTTTCCATGCGTCTAATAATATAGCAGCAGCATAAGGTTGATTACTTTCATCACGAGCATTAAAAACTCCCCAAGTCGTGCACGCTGAAAAGTCAGCAGAACTTTTTGTAGAGAACGCAGTATCATAAGATTGAAGCACATAAGATAGCGAAGGAATTTTTTCACTTTCATAAATATTCCACCACTCTCTTTTGATAATGGATCCTTCATCATTACTTGGCTGTTGTTGATAAAGAGCTTGCCATACACGTTGACCTACTGTATCTTTAATTTTTTCTAAATCTTTTTTTGAATAAGCCTCTGGCCATAAAGCATTTCCTTTATCATCTATCGCTGGTAAATCTAAAACTTTCCAATCTTCTTTACTCTCTGCTAAAATGTGTCCTGCTAAATCATCTTGATGCCATCTTGTTTGAACTATAATAATTTTACCACCTGGTTGAAGTCGAGTGTAAGCGACTGACTTATACCACTCTACTAGATTACGTCTTTGTGTCTCGGACTCAGCGTCCTCTCTTCCCTTTATTGGATCATCGATAATAAGTAAATGAGCACCTCTACCTGTAATCGCTCCTCCTGCGCCTACCGCAGAGTACGTTCCACCTTGCATAGTATGAAATCGTTTAGCAGAACTTGAATCAGCACGTAAGCCAACTTGTGGAAAAACATTATTAAAATCAGGAGAGGCTATCTGATTACGGACCTTACGTCCAAAGTCATCAGCAAGTTCCTGAGCATAAGTAGATTGAATGACAAATTCGTTTGGATTATTTCCTAAATACCATGCTGGAAAAAACTCTGAGCATAACATTGACTTTCCATGCCTTGGTGGCATAAAGACTGCTAATCTATTTATCTCGTTTTTTTCTAGAGCTTCTAAATTTTTTGCAATTAATTTTATATGAGCTGGATCCTTGTATCCAGGATATACATGCTTTGCATAATCTAATAAACTATTCCTTGCTTTAGAAGTTGATAGTATCTTAGTAAGGTGTTCTATAACTTCGCCAGCTCTTTTATCTTTAGTCTTTTTGTATAATTCTATAGCTGTCTTTAGCTTCTCTTTGATCTGAGGTTCTCGCATCTTGTTTTCCCGCTCCTATCGAGCCACTTTTTTGATACTCTAAAAATTTTTCTTCTAATTTAATAAATGGTTTAATTTCTTTTTTTGTAATTTTTTTCCAATGTAAAGATGGTTGTCCAATTTTTTCTAAAAACCAAGATAGCTTACTTGCATCTGCAAATCTAGAATTTATCATTTTTTGATGATGAAGATCACCTTCTTGATCAGGGTTCCCTTCTTTATAAATCCTTTCTTTAAAAGTATCATCATTATTGTTACCCGTGATGTCAGCTCTATCATGAAAAACATTTATATCAACGTCTTGCATTATATCTAACATGTAAGCAACCTCAGAGACCCATGCATCATTTTGACCATGCAAACTTAAATGATCTAAACATCTAAACCAATCGTAGGGAACTATAGGAAAGATACTATAAGGATGTCCAGTTTGTTCTTTGACTTTAAGAAGCTTGAATTGTCCATCAAATTTATTGATTTCTAAATCCCAATTTTTTGTTTGCATAATCGCATCATCATTAAAGAACATTATCCAATTGCCTTGGGCATAGGCTCCTAGAGCATTATTATACAAATGTAGATTTTCATAACCTTGTCTTGGAAATTTTATTACAGACCTAGCTGGATGTTTATCATCTTTTAAGAAATCTATTGTATCTTGATCGTCATCATCTACTCCATAAAGTAGTTGAATTTTTGAAGGATCAGAAGCATTATCTAATAATGATTCTACACATTTTTTTAATAAGGGTACCCTTTTCCTTGTAGGAAGCAAAATCGAAATAGACATACCTATATTTAAGTCGTTTTAGATACTATAGAAACAAAAAAGTTTGCCCACCATCACCCCTATTCAGGTAAGTCTCCCTACATTGAATATCACCTAGTTCTTTTTTTATAAACTTATATAAAATTTTTTTTTTTTTTACACAAAAATTTATACACATTTAAGCCATTAATCACTATCTCTCTCTCTTTCTCTACTAAGAGTACAATTCGCTTTTTAAACTTAATATAATTAAAGTAAATTAAACTTAATACGTTTTTTAAATCGCTTAGATTATTAGAGTAAGAAAAATTTTAGAGAAAAAAAGAATAAAAAAAAAGCGTCTATTAAATTAATAATAGACGCTTAATTCTTTTAGTTAGATTATAACGCTAATATTTTAGCTTCGAAGTATTTATTTAATTCGATAATCTCGTTAGATACTTTATTAGTTTTAAAAAAGATTTTATTAGAATTAGTAATATCTAATAATTCGTTTTTTAATTCTTTAGTTAAATAACTAGCTTTATCGATTATTAAATTAGCTTTTTTAAATCTTTTATTAGCTAAAGTATCGTAATCGATATCGATTTTTCTATAATCGTTATTAAACGCTTCTAGAATAGTAGTACTAAATTTAGCGTTCTCGTAAATATCGAACGATTTAGTATTATTTCTTTTAGTATTAAATAAACGATATAATACTTTCGTATCTAAATCTTCTCGAAACGATAACGCTACTTTATTTTCTATTATTTTTTTCATCTTTTATTCTCGCTTTCTTTTATTCTTTTAAAAACTCTTTTATTAATTAAAAGATTAATTTTTAAAAGATAATTATATTAAATACTATTTTTTAATTAAAGTAAATAGATAAAATTAAAATAATTTATCTAGTTTAGAATAATTATAAACTATTATTCTTCTATATTTTTAATAATTAAATCTAATAATTTAGATTTTTTTAAGTTATTTTTAAAAGCTATTTTATCTAATTTAATATAACTTTCTTTAGATATATTTAGATTATAATATTTTCTAGTATAATCGTTAATAGTAGTATTTTTTAATTCTACTAAAAATTTTTCGTTTATTTTCATCTTATTTCTTCTTTCTTATTTCTTTTAAAAACTCTCTTAATTATAAAAGATTTTATTTTTAAAAGATAATAGAATTATCTATTATTTTTTAATTAAAGTAAATAGATAAAATTAAAATATAATATAACTATAAATAAATAATAATAATAGAGTAAATAATAATTTTCTAAAATAGTATATAAGCATAATTTCTAACTTTCTTTTTAATTAATAAAATTAATTAATAATTTATTTTAAAAAAAAAAAAACGTTTTAATTCTTATTTTTAAATTTTAACGTACGGAATTGTTTAGAGCTTTTTCTAACAATTTTTTTATTATATTCTTGATCCTCGTTGCTCAATCTTGCGCCCTTGATCCACACTGATCCACTAGGCTCAAGCACACTTCAACAAGCCTCTTGACACAAGCAACTAGCATCAAGCCACACTTCAACAAGGCCGGCGGCGGCGTGTTATTGTATGTTGCGGATTATATTATATTATTGTATGTTGTGTTCTTCTTCTATCTTGTCAAGGTATGTTTTCATCTCATCATCGTTCATCGCATCAAGTGTACTATGTTGTACTTCTTTCTTCTCAATCAAAAACCCTAACAACTGAGATTTTAATCTTATCGCATTGACCGCTGCAGAGTATTGTTTCTTGGCACAAGCATCTTTGTACACAACGTCAAGCTTAGCAACCTCTTGTGACACACTCTCTGATGTCAAGCGTCTAGCATCAACCCTTAATCTATCGATGAACTGGATAATCT